CCAACCCCCAAAAGAAATTTAGGGCAATCCTCGAGGATGGTCGTGAAGTTGACTTTGGTGGTCGAGGCTATTCCGACTACACGATCCACCAGGATCCTATGCGAATGCGTTTATATGTTCAACGACATGGAGGGAATGTCCCAGTCGGTGACCAAAGTGTTCATAAACGTATGTTAACTGTTAGACGAAGTGATAAAGAGAAATGGAATAGAAATGGCATCACGACAGCCGGCTTCTGGTCGAGATGGTTACTTTGGAGTCAACCCTCTTTACCGTTGGCGAAGAAATACATGTCTCGGCAATTCGGTATCAGTTTTTACTGATTCCGCGACGTTTTAGGTTTGCCTTTAATTCGGCTACGAGTTGACTACGTATATTCGGTTTTCCCCCCTTAGTTGGGGGTATCGGTGGTGGAGGTGGTGGAGGTGGTGGGCGAGGGCCAGGACCTCGCATGTTTACTATAGACCTACACATAGTGATCGTCTCCCTAGCATTATTTACTCTATTCTTCATGTCACGTCTAAGCTTCTTACGAAGTTCGTTACTCGTGAGACGAATGCGTTTACCTCCTACATCCTTCGTGACCCTTTCTCCAATCGACTTCACTCTTTTCTTCAGTTCCTGGTACTCCATATATCATTAATAAAGATAATAAGACACTATTAAGTATGTCTTATACTGACGATCTCAAAGAGACGAATCGTCTTATAAGAGAAGTCGTGTTACCCGAACTCGTGAATATTCGAGGCGAACTTGATGAATTACGGCGACATACATGGCCCTATGTACAAGCACAAAAAGAAAGTACTCAACTCAGTGACATTCGAACGAAGCGGCTTTTTTCGCAACACTTGGATGACGAGGAATTGGTACAACTCTTGAAAATGAAGGCGTTCCTCTCAAAAACAGGAACCTCTCTTGTGATGCGTGAATTTGATTTAATTAGAAATAATCATCGGTCCGATACGTTTTCACAATGAATGGTGTATCCTTTCCGAATACATTAACGGTTTCACCACCATATAGTTCGGGACACCCAATATCTTCGGTACATTCGCGTCCATCGATAGACACTGGGATGGGGTAAATCTGGTCACCCTGTGTGGTTGTGTGATAATGATAACGATCGCGGCGATTACGGACTTCACGACCGTAAAGGGGGAGTGTATCACCCGCTTCATTTGTCAAAATACCCACCTGTTGGAAGTGACCCGGTTTGTACTTTTTTACGGGAGGAGACCTATATTCGGGGGGTTGTGGCTGCATTTCCCGTCTCTGAAACTGTACCGGTAATGGTACTGGGACTGGGGCCGACGCTTCAACTTGCATTTCCACTTCTACGGGTTTCCTGAGGATAGCGTATATCATGATGATTGGAATAGACAGAAGAATTAATGAATTCATGAGCTTATAGTTAACTTTCATCTTTATAGTAAGCCATGAAATTATTAGGGGTCGATATCGGCTACACGAACATGGGGTTGGTCATGGCGACATGTAATGGACCTTCTGTTACGATTGACTATATAAAGAAGATTGACCTGGGTGAATACAAATACATTGGTAAATCAAATGATACAGCGATCATCATCTCTTTATTCCTGGATGAGTATGATTATCTATTTAAAGAGGCAGATGTTGTACTCCTCGAACGCCAACCTCCTGCGGGTATGACGAACATTGAAAGTTTGTTACATTATATCTACATGGATAAGGTCATATTGGTTTCACCACTCAGTGTCCATCGACATTTTGGTATGGGTCATCTTGATTATGAGCAACGTAAAGAGAGAAGTGTAGTCATCGCGAGTAAATACATAAAGGATATACCATATGAGCGTCAACACGACATAGCAGATGCGTTATGTATGATCATACATTACAATTTTAAGAAAAGTGTTCATTCTTTTGACTCGTTTAGGTTTACTAACACTTGAGTGATAGCTCGAACAATCGAACCGAGTTCATGACTGGGATTCGGTGCTGACTTGAGATATTCGAGGTTATATTCGGTCGTTTCCATCTTCCCAACTTCAGTCATTAGGGTCTCATAACGTTCCTCATCCTTCACGAAGCGATCTTGTAGTTTCTCAGCCTTATCTTCTAGAAGCTCAATCTGCTCGGGGTATAGGTCAAGCTTAACATGGTTTACGTGTTCATCGTCGTCTTCGTCTACGTTTTCAAGCTTCTCCTGAATTTCATCGATTCGTGTGAATATTTTGTCAATCTCATTAACATAGTTTTCCTTGTTAATAAGTCTGGAATTGGTGAGTGCCTCCATCTATTTACATAATGGGGTTACCTTTTAAGTTCCATTATAGTGTGTATACGTCCGAGTCGGGCCTGTACGAGCATCCACAGTGCAAATGATGCCAGTTTAATTAATCGCCCAGATGTGTCATCGGATACGTTATACACCGGGTCCAACACACGAGACATAAATGTATCAGCCTTGTCTTGTCCTGTGAAATATACTTCGAGTTGTGTCAGGCAACATGTATCATCATTCGTGATCCAATGGAAAAAGACGAACGGTATGAACAACGAATACATCTCAAGCCAGCGTACATCCTTAACAAATACTGGTACGAATATCCCTGCTATCAGGATGAGCAAATGAATGAAGAAGATAATATTCATATATAATAGACGATGAAAAAATCGTGGAACGACCAACATGAAAATATTTTACGCCAGTGGGGTGAAGCCGCTGGGTGTTATCGATTCATGAACCATCGTGCCTATTTAATGTACAAGTCCCTCTCTATGCGATTTACTTTACCTGTAATTATTCTTTCAACTATTACAGGCACTGCAAATTTTGCACAATCGACTTTGCCTCTCAGTATTCAACCAGCTGCCCCATCTGTTATAGGTGGCTTAAATCTTATTGCTGGTCTCATCGCCACCGTTATGCAGTTTTTGAAAATTAATGAATTGATGGAGAATCATAGAACAGCTGCATTATCGTATGGTCTATTGTCACGTAATATCAGGTTGACACTGGCTTTGCCACGAGAAGAAAGAAAGAAAGATGGACTCAAGTTTGTGGACGAGTGTAAAGCTGAATATGATAGGTTGATAGAGCAATCGCCATCTGTACCAATTAATATAATTAAGGATTTTGAAACGATGTACAAGGATGATGAAATAGAATTTGTCAAACCCGAAATACTCGATGTTCGACCCATAGGGATATTGACTGCCATCACGGAAGACACACCCTTTGCTAGGGTTGGTAAAATGTTCCAGAGTGAGGAATCAAGTCGTGAAGGATCGATAGACGTCGAACGAGGTGAATAACGAGAATAAACAATATGACATTGAAGAGCAACACACAAGCAGCATATGGAAGTATTTTCCTTTTTAAAGGTTCGACGACACGCTTATGTAGTGCGTCATTCTCCAGCACTAAATCTATCGCCTGATTAGTAATATCATCCATGGACCGCTTCATTAAAATTATCGCACAAAAAAAGATTGAAGAAGTTGACACGGTTCATATCGAACTATACAAACGGGTGAAACAGTTGATCAGAGAAAATAAGAATATATTTATATGTGGACCGACCGGTGTTGGTAAGTCACACCTTCTTCGTCAAGTTATTGACTTGAGTACGTGTATCGAGGTTCAAACGAAAACGGCGATTGACTATCTGGATGAAACATATTCACCCATCGTGATCGAAGATTATGACGCGGAACCCATAATGTATAAAAATTTAATCGATCATGTAATTGACCATGGAACTATCAATAAGAAATCAGTCATCATAACATCCATCTCGGTGTATTTGTTACCAAACTTTGAGACATTATTCATCAAACCTCTTACCGTCGAACAGCTATTGACAATCAAATCCGACCCGGGTGCTTTCGACGCAGCATCAAAGTCTAAGGGTTCTATCCGAAACTTTCTACATTACCTAGAAAATTACGATCATGTCGACGCATTTAAAACATCAAAAGAATATGTCAAGGAAATCTTATGTACGGGGGGACACTTCCCATGGTTCGATACGATCCCCGAACATGGGCATATATGTGACACACTACAAGAGAATTATATAGATTCGGTTGGAGCTGACATTACCACGATAACAAGGGCACTCTCCGACGCAGATATGATTGACACGCGTATTTATAATGGAAACTGGTGCTTACTTCCATACTACATTCATAACGGTATACGTATACCCAAAGCAGGATTGGGGTCAATACTTGATCCCGATAAAATCAGATCAGGGAGTGCATGGACAAAGTTTGGAAACTTCAAAATGCGTTTCAAGAAATATAACGAGATACGAAGGAAATCTGAAAATCGTATCGGTATAGAAGAAATGTGTCTCTTAAAGAGGTATGCAGAACTTGGTCGTTTTGGTATACTGTTAGACTATAACATCATACCGCAGGATTTTGATGTGATGAACCACCTCGCAACAATAAGTAAGTTAAAACAAAGAGACGTCACTAATATAAAAAAGGGTCTCAAGAATGCAATCCAAGGAAGACACCGAAGACACGACGACCACTGTGAAGACGATTGGTAACGAAATGTTCTTTTACGGTGATATCACACAGGAAAGTATCCTTGACTTCACCGAGAGTTTCAAAAAGCTCGAGATTGATGTACTCAAGAAGGCGGCCGATATGGTCGGCTACACGCCATCAATTCGTGTACATATCATGAGTGAGGGTGGTGATCTATTTTCGGGTATTGCAGCCATGAATGTAATGGAAAAATCGAGGGTTACTGTCATTACTATCGCACAAGGTGCATGCTGCAGTGCCGCGACATTTATGCTACTAGGTGGAAAGGAGAGACGGATGGGTCCCAATGCTCAAATATTGATTCACCAATTGGCAACTGGTGAATTTTGGGGAAATTTTGAGGAACTCAAGTATGAAGTCAAATCGTGTACCAAATTCATGAAAGCCATCAAGGATATTTACATGAAAAAGACGAAGATTCCCGAGAGGAAGTTTAAGAAACTCATGAAAAAAGATATATACCTCACAGCATCTAAATGCCTAAAATATAAGATCGTTCACGAGATTGACTAATGTCTATGTGTCGTTTATATAAACCCAAAAGAATCACACATAAAAATAGAATACATAGAGTGTTCAAACTGAACATCCCCTCCTCGTCTGGTATTCTAAGTCGTTCCATCCTACCATAATTGACAACCGGTGGATCAAACATCTACTTAGAATATATATTTTAATATCATAGAGATACCATGAATCAAATTGTCGAATACATAGGACTCGCAAGTTCAATACTCATCACGATCATGTTCGTTCCACAGATTTTACACGTGTATAAGACTAATGATACACGTGCCATAAACTATGCATTTCTCGTTATTAACGTTCTCGCGAGTACACTAGGTCTCATATACTCTATTTATTTTACAGTCGTTCCAATGATCGTCGCGAACACATCGGCAGGTCTTTTCTCGTTATCACTCATATGTATGAAATACTTAAATAATAAACCCCCACTTATAACAGATGAACAGGATAGCTGTTGACGTTGATGAAGTACTCGTTACCTTTTTGTTTCCGATGGCCACGTGGCGTGGTCTTAAACTTCCGAAAATGGACAAATACCCCTATCTCTATCGTGATATCTTTTCAATTCCCGAACCGGAATCTAAAAAAATGGTACGAGCATTTTATAGTAGTCAGTCCTTCAAGAATCTGAAGCCTCTCCCAGGTGCATACTCTGCACTTTCACGACTTCGCCAAGATGCCGATAAGATTTATGTGGTCACAGGACGACAATCTATCGCACGAGAGACGACGGAATGGTGGCTCAATAAGTATTTCCCAGATATATTCGATGATCTTATTCTGACCAATAGCTTCACACCTCTCGAAGTTAACAAGGCTGATATCTGCCGTTCATTGGCTCTGGATACCATGATTGATGATAATATCGGGATCTGTACCGACTGTATCAACAATGGAATTAATGCTATTCATTTTGTGGGAGAAGATGTATACCCATGGTGCGAAGAGACGAATATAAGTGTACGGTCATGGGATGAAGTCTTACAGAAGTAGACGAACGATCTGATCACTGTCCTTTTCTTTCATGAAAATAGTTTCATCACAGTCACCACTCTTCATGGCAACGATGGCTTCACCACACATAGTTCCAGGTTTCTTATATCTATCACACGCATACACCGTCCTGTCTGTGATATTCATATTTTTGCTGTACCCAACAAATGTTCGATACATATCTCCCTTCTCATCCAGGGCCTCTACAACCACTTTCCACGAATATGGACCGAATTTCCTTTCAGATGACGTATAATTAGGTGGTGGTGGATAATCCAGAAGGGAAGACTTTATCGTTTTTGTTCTTCGATCACCCTTAGATAAGAATGGTGCTAACAGGGTAGTTGTTAAACTCTGCATCTA